CGGAGAAGGCACTAATGACCTGATGACCGCTTCTAGTTCCACTATTCTTCCTGTACTTCTTTAACGATCTTTTTGGCTTGTCTTCGTTCCTTACGGTGAGTAAGCTCCTTTGTAAAACGTCCGGGAATCTCGCCCTGTTCATGCAAACGAGACTTCCAATATTCCCTTCTGTTCTTCTCATTGCTTGTTCCAGACTTACCGCCACGATAACGACGAAGCATGATAAACTACTCCGACAAACGTACTCTCGACTGTTTAGAAAACTTCCCGCGAGTATCTTTACTCTCGCGCGGCTCCGATGGAGGTTTTTTGTGAGGAACCGCATGAGGCTTGCACATGTGTTCCAGGAACCCCGGAGGAAGCTTACTATATTTTGGATCAGTACCGGTAGTCACCGCGTCCATCATCTGAACGATCTGATCGGCTGTTCTCGGAGTAGCCTCTGTGGACGAAACATTAATGTTTCTATCCTTAGGAAGCAAAGGAATGATAACATTAAGGAAAAACTTAGCTGGCGCTGCATCGAACATTTCTTGCAGAGCAATACGAAGCTTTTCTTTATTAGGCTCTTCGTTGAGGAGCTTATCCAGTACGGCCAGCGCAGTCATTCTGCCACAAGCTAGGTGAGGCGTTCTCCCCGGCCCTTTAGGTAGGTCATGTTGCTCTCCCCCGTTCTCTGCCATACATTTTCTAATACTCAAAGATGTGAACAGAACAATTTATTAGAACCAACAAGCCTGCTCCGCCTGTTTTCTCTTTTTGATATCGGCCAGCTCGTTTAACAACTCAATATTTCTGATCTGTAATACCGATATGGAAGCATCCCTCAAAGCAATCTCTCTCAGCGCCGCCCGGTAAGTTTCTTCTGCAGCAACTAACTTAGCAGACAAACGAAGAATCTCAGCGCCATATGCCGTCCCGGCGCTAACTAACTCCTGTGACAGCTTGTTAATTGTCTCGTAAAGCTTAGCCTCTGTACTTATCGACATGATTTATCCCTAGTTGATTAATTATTTTCTCTGCAGCCATCCCAGCAAAAGGTTAAGGATGCAATTCAAACCAGTCAGAAACATATTCAGAAATACCAAACCGACAAAAAACAGAAAAAACCCAACTGCACACATTATCACAAATTCCATCGCCACTTCTCCTTATTGTTCACCAATGACTGATGACCCTTCTTCCTTACGAACCACGAATATCTGCGTAAATAACCCCGCGTCCAACGACCGGTGGTCAATAAGCCAAATTACCTTACGTTCCGTCTCTGCCCGATTACGTAACCACAACAACAAATCGCCAATGCCACCCGGAGATAAATTAGCGGTAGGTTCGTCCCAAATTTCCAACAACGACTTCCCGCGACGATTAGCTACTAAATTACCAAACCCGACGGCTCCGGCCAATCGCAGACGCTGCATTTCTCCGCCGCTCCAGGAAGTCCAAGGAACCGGATCCTTGGATTCTGGGCTAGTCACCAACACGTTAAACCCACGGGCTACTGTGCCTGTCTTTGTTTCACGCTCGACTGCAAAAGTAACAGACCACCCAAGCAGTCCCAACTGAATCAACGAGTTATTTACCTCTACTTCCAGCTCTCGCAGACACCGATCGATAATCCACAAGCGCAGCTCTTTGAATCCAGAAACCCAGAACGACAACAGTCTGCCCCTCTCCTTCAAAGTCAGCAGGCACGCGGACGACTCTGCTAGTTTTCGCTCTGTTTCCGCTATGATTTTTTTCAGACGCACGACCGATGAGGCATGCTTATTATCTTTGCGCTTCTCTGCCTCTAAGCTCTCGTCCAGTTGTTCCACGAGCGCTCTGGTGTGGTCTATTTCTCTACGAATCTGAACCACCTGTGAAGAAGCATCCATCTGCCGCATATTAAAGGCCGACTCTTCGGCCCGCAACGTTTTAATAGTGCTAGCATGCCGTTCGATGTCCTGTTGAGCACGCGCCAACTCGCGCTTAGCTGTCTCAATTTCTGCCTTTATGCAAGAAGCATGCCTATCCACAAAGTCTTTCGAAACAGGCTGATGACACGTGGGACAGCTTTTGGCCGAACCTATCTTTTCCGCCTCACGGACTTTTCCAAGCAATCTATCCAACTCGCCGCCATACCTACCCTCATCTCTCTGAGCAATGCGTAAGCTATCATTAACGGCCGACAACAGGTCTTTCTTGTCAAACTCCGCCCCCTCATCGCCCTCTAGTGCCGATTTTGCCTCTTGCAATTGCTCCTTATGTGCGGCCAAATCGTCCAAACAACTTCGCTTCTTTTCCGCCAATTGCTTGATGGCCAGTGATGTCACAGCATCGAATTCGATTGCGGATGTTTTCTCCGCCAGCAAACTGGCCCTGTCGGATGACAGCGAGCCTTCTGCACGAGAAATTGACCGCTCTTCATCAGCTATGGCACTATCTACTTTCGATACTGCCGCCGCCGCTTCCTTGCTAGCTACCTGCCACGAGTCCAGCCGGAGAACATCGGTCAAAGCCGCCAGCTTGTCTGCTGCCGACATATCGAAAAACGACGCCGAAAACTGGCCATGAAGGATTGCTGAAGAAAACTCGTCAGCGGTCATTCCCACAAGGTCATCTATCTGTTTCTGAACAACGATCTGCCCATCAATTAGCAGACTATTGGGGCACTGCGTACGACATACTTCATGACCATCAACCGTCACCGTAACTTTTGCTATTTTTTCCCCCCAACTGACTACGTTACCCGCTTTTACGCCCCGCACAGTAACGCCATAAAGACACCAAAAAAGGCCATCCCACAGACTCGTCTTGCCCACCGCATTTCCATCCAACTCCGCATGGTCAACATTTTCTCCCCTCAACAAATACAGGCCCGGTTCTTGCGGAAACTCAAAAACACACTGATCTCGGTAGCTTTTGAACCCGGACAAGGCGATTTGAGATATCTTCACTTGACTTCCTTTAGTATCTCTTCCCCCACCAAACGCTTATCATCAGATACGCTGTGCGCTTCACAATACCCAGAAAAGACACTCGAACTAGTAGCCTCTGCAACATTTACCGACGCCGCTTCAGTAAGCCTTATCCGCGACTTTTCGCGAAGCTCGACTCCGAACAAATCGACTCCCTTTTTCTCTGCCCACGCCAAAACTCCCTCTCGCAACTCGGCCCAGTTGACTATCTGTGACCTAGCTACCGAAACAACCACCTTCACCATATCGCCCGCCGCAACGTCACCGGGAAGGTCTTCTAACGATCCTACCTCAACCTTAATCTTTCGTGGGCTATCGACTGTCACCTCGTCAGTGATCACGACCGTCTCATCGACATCATTAAGAACCAACAATCGCCCCACGTAATCATCACCGAAACAGATCGGATATGGAGAACCGACATATTGAACGTTTCCTATCTTCTGTGGCTTATGAACGTCTCCGGAGAACACCGATGGGGCTTTAGCAAACATGCTAGGGGAAAGACCAGACAAAGTATGCCCGTACGACGCAGCACCCTCCACCGTCTGATGAATAAAATACGCTGGTCTACTGGCCTTTCCCTCACCCAGCCACTCTTGAATATATTTCCAGTCTCCCACAAACTCGGTTGAATGTGGCATCAAAACAGCCGGAATCCCTCCCGCCAATCTCACTACTCTGGGATCGGACACGTATTCCACGTTCTTAATCTTACCAAGAAACTTCCAGAACGGAACAGCAGGATCTATATAGTCATGATTGCCCATGACCACCCACAGCCTTGCCCTCTTCGCCAGTGCCTCAACAAAACCGACCACGAAATCAACAAGGCCAGCAGGATGACGGTCTTTTTCCTCACATAGATCACCAGCAATGACAACATCGGAAACTGGAAACTTATCCAAAGCAGAGGATAAGGCCAAAGGAAGAGACGCCATTCGATAGGCGTCTCTCTTTTTATCCGTGAAATGAGTATCAGCCAGCAACAGAACGGACATGTTTTGTTCTCACTTTTGCAAGAAAGCTAGGGTCTGTCAACAGATCACTCATCAAAAAACAATACATGTCCTGTGATGGAGAGTAAATCTTAGCCAAAGGAGGAGAATCGCACAAATACCGCGCGGCACCGGAACTACGCAAGCAAACGACCATCGGTAAGTTATGCTGCTTAATAACTAGCATAGGCTCAATTCCCCGCGTATTGGCCTCATTATTCACCTTCACCCACCACTGTCTAATTTTGCTCTTCTCGCTGTCTCGCAATAGAGCAATGATGACGGCTTCGGAGTAATGCTTGCACTCGACCACAAACTGATCAGTAAGAACATGTCCCTCGACATCTGCCGCCGAGATATCTCCGCTCTGTGCTTGAAACTTGGATCCACCAGACATAATGGACCGTCTGAACAGATCCTTACGTCTATTATCGCTCAACCACAAAGACAACATCTTACCTACCAACCGCTCGAATTTCGCCCCTTTATGAGACGACCTCCGCGCTATCTTGGATATCTGCTCCTGCGTCAGACTGGGCATATTTTCTCCTCGTAGGCGCGAAATCTGTTTCTATCTCGTGCCAATGCGTCAATACTGCCTCATGAATAACCGCTGCCGCCGCTGCTATCTCAGCGTCGATAGTCAACGAAGCCAGCGTAGACTCGATGGCCTTTCGCGTACTGCCAAACTGAACAATACGTGATAACGCCGCCGTTTCCTCCAGCCAATCCAAGCAAGCCGACATATCATCAATGCCGTACAAGAACAAAATAGGCATCTCGGCTTCTCGAAACGGCAAGCCTACCTTATTCTTTGTGCACTTAGCCTTGATCCGAACACCGATGGCCCGCTTCACCTTGCTGATGGTACGAGTTAACACGCCAAGCTGTGAAAGGTACACTATCTGACTGGCATAAAAATCAAGCGCCCGACCACCGGAACGAGAATACTTCGTCCCAAATGTAACGCCGATCTTATCGCGTATCTGCGAAATAATGAACAACGTGATGTCGGTATGTTCAAGCTCCTGGATCAGACGACGAAACATCTGACTAAGCGCTTTAGCTTTTCCCACGCCAAAACCGGCAGACGGATCATCGCTTTTCTGTTCCGCACGGTCCGACAAAGCATCTAACGAGTCGATGATATACAGCCCGGACGCATTCTCTTTGATCTTCTTAGAAATATCCTCGAACACGTCTTCGACAGTGAAACACCCATCGACAAAGGTAGTGCGAGACAACGGAAGGCCAAGTCGTCCAGCGTAATCCGGGTCAAACGCCGATTCCACCTCATTATACCATATCGGATCGTTCGGAAACTGCTGTGCATAGTTGGCCGCTGCTTCAATGGCCAGCAGGGTTTTACCGGTGCTTTTATCGCCCACGATGTTAACAACCCGACCGCGCGCATACCCTCCACCAAGCACGCAATCAAACAAGGTACACCCGGAGCGAAAATAAGACACTGACGAACCTCCGAAATACATGTCAGAACGGGATTTCGGAATCTCTGCCGAATCGCCTACGATTATTCTTTGGCGAGTCATCTTGCTCATTCTCCGTCTCCATGGCTACTTCATCGTCGTCCAAATGGGCGAACAGACCGCTCTTTTTTGCGTCAGGATTGCTACCCAAAGCCGTACGCATAGCAGCTTTAGGGTCATCCTCTACCGCGCGCTCCGACTTAGCCGCCGGTTTCGCATTCTCCGAGTCTCCAGCCAACGCAGCGCTGAACCGCTTACGTGCGACTGGCTTTTCTTCGGCTTCCGTAACACGCTCCGCCTTAGGTGCGGTTTCCCTCTCCTCCGGCTTACCGCCCGAAAAAACAGCGGCGATATGGTCATAACTATAAAAGACCAACGTATCAGGAAGAGGATTTTTTAATACGTGGCTGATCCAGGTCATGCCTGAGTCATCATCGGAAATAGGCGTCGGTTTCCGCGCCACCTGCAGACCGATGTATTTGGTATTGATACTGGATCCTTTTCGCGTGAAGATGAAGTCGTACCCCTCATCCGGATCGTCCAAGCAAATGACTTCTCCAGACGCCTTATCCACCGACAACAGTGCCAAATCACGATCGAACGTCCATGGCATGGCCCAGATTTGCGGCCCGTCTTTTTCGGCGTCTCTATCTACCAGCCACACCGCGACACGCTTTGTCGGAGACAATGACTTGACGTACTCTGCATCGCCTCGACGCTCCGCCCGCTTCCGCTCTTCGCAAATCGGGCACGGCTCGCCCTTCATCGATGCCAAGCACAGGTAAGATTGGGAGTCAGTGCCAATACCGTAATGGACGAACAAATCCAGCCCGTAATGAGACGGATCTTCCCACGTGGGAGGAAGAAAACGGAGCTGATATTCACCTTCCTTCGGCACGAAGACCTTGTGAATATCCTTAAAGTAGCTGTCGAAATTGCCTGACTTCTGATTAGCCCTTGCCGACACCTGCTCTTTGGTTCTCTGACGATAGACGAATTCCTTAGCCATTTGCACGGTCCTCCATCAAGCGCTTGCGCTTGTTTGTGATGGCTTGACGCCTTTCCTCAACCAAGTCGTTTTTTGCCGAATTGCCACGAACGCTCGCATCGGCCCAATATCCTACCGAGTATAACTGAACCAGATCTCGCAACATGTGAGAACGCTGTAAAACAGCTTCCCTTACTGCCGATGCCATATCTGCTTCGGCTTTCGCTGAAAGCATCTTGGCCGACAACTCACTGTGTCTTGGATCACTCTGAATCTTCCTGGTAATTCCGGCTTCGGTAACCTTCGTTCCACTAGCGTCAGCTTCAATACGAAACTGCGAATCCAACTGCGCTTCAAGCCTGGTTACCTCGTCCTTCAATCCGTCCCTAATTGCCGCTGCTTCTACGGCTTCCTCGCTTACATGCCAAAATAACTGCGATTGGCCGATCAACATCTCATCAAGTGCATTACGATCAATACGCAATGCCGCCTCAATATCACTTTGTTTCACGTGATGACTCCTTTACGAGTTCGTACTCTTGACCAACTCCCGACTAATACGCAAAATCAGTAACCGCAAACGTGCCTACCTCCTTCATCGTTCCCCAATCCGGACCGACAGCTACCTCAACAGCTAGGGGAACATTCATCCACGAATGCGTCTTTCTTACCATTTCTCTTGCTACCGTCTTAATGGTCGCCTCGACCAGAGGCTCCGGAACCATAAAGGTTAGGTCGTCATGAATGTTTAGTATAGCCTGCAACTCGGGTCTGTTCTCCCTTTGTGCCTGATCAGAAAGCCTCTTCATGGCCGATATCACAATATCACTTCCTGCCGTTTGTATCGGGCTGTCGTATATCTGGTTTACGGTCATAGGCCCATGTCGCGAAAACCCGGTCAACGACTTCACAGCTCCAGTCTCTTCATATTCGCGTACTAACGCTTCTTGCCACCTCTTGACGCCTTTATGCGTCTTCCAAAACTCGGCTAGCCATACTTTGGCTTGCGTTACCGGAATTAGCAATCTATCAGACAGGGTGGTCACTCCGGCTCCAAAAAACGCCGCGAACACCCAAAAACTCTTCACCACCCCACGCAGCTTTTTGATGTTTCCATCATGTGCACGAAGAACGGGAGGATATTCACTAGCCATCTTCTGTGCCCAGAACATGTGAATATCTTTTCCATCTCTTATGAAGTCAACGAGCATTTTGTCTTTGGAATGCATGGCAATCACGCGTGCCTCTAGCTGTCCCTGATCAGCAGCTACCAAGACGCAACCCGGTTCAGCCCGAAATATCGACCGAATCATCACTCCCGAACGCTTAGGAAATCCCTGCATGTTGGGATCAGTACAACTTGTTCTCCGCGTCTCCACCCTGGTGGTAGTGAAGCTGCAATGAACCCGCCCATCTGCATGAACAAACTCTCCGCCGGGTAGATATGGCGTAATCCATGAGGAAAGCATCTTGCTGACACCCCGCATACGCAGAAGAGACTTAGCTACCGGATAACGGTCTTTCACCTCCATCAGGAACGCCTTATCAACGCTATACCCGCCTTTGTTTTTCTTTTTCCCCCGGCCAGACGGAGCAGGATGACAAATAATCTCACGAAACAGGGTGATCACGTCTTTAGACGAAGACGGATTTAGTTCATGACCGATAACATTCTTAAATCTGCGCACACATGGGTAGCTAGCCAAATTACCAGAAACACGAGCCAGCTCCTGCTCACACTCTAAGCCGAACTCCCTTAGTCTGTCTGGATCTGTCGTCATGCCGCGCAACTGGGCAATAACCAACGGAGCTACTCTATTAACCTGTGTACGATAGACATCCTGTATCAGCGTATTTAACGCTTCTTCCGCGACCAACTTCTTAGCCTGTTTATGAAACAGACGCAAAGTATATTTAGCATCCAAAGCGTTATACTTTAGAACCTCCTCGATAGGCTCTTCGCGCAACTTAGTAACCTTGATTGGACTCTGCGCCTTAAGCTGAAAGCCGAGATTCTGCAGCACCCGATGATTCAAACTTTGCGCGCCCGACCGCTCATCAAGAACAAACCCCTGTGCCATGGTGTCTTCCCACAGCGTCTTAGTTATTGCTGCTTCACCAAAGACAGAAGCTAGCCATTCCATTTCGAAGCCGAGATTATGAGCAATGCGTGGCGCTGTCGCCCCGGTAATATAACGAAACAGCAACTGTCTCAACCGTTCCGCCTGTTCATTACTCCATGCGGCTGATGGGTGAGAAATAGGAATGGCTACCGTCTCGCCGTCAACAGCAAACGAAACAGACAAGATATGTGCCCACGTCGGACCGACAACGTATGGACGCAAGCAATCTGTCTCAAAGTCAAACGCCGACACTTTATTTGCCGAACGATCAACAAAATCAGCCAGATAAGCTAGCGATTTCTCACGAGCTGAAAGACAAACACAACCATCAAACAGCGTCGAAACATCCTCAACCACTGGAACCCCCCATTTATTGTGATCAGCAAAGCAGACAGCGACATCACGATCAAACACCGGCCCGATAGACGCCCCTTCTCGATGCCCCCTGCCGTCATTCCCTCCCCGCGTACACTGCATGACGAAATAAGGATCAAAAACAGGATAAAACCAAAAACTGTGCGAGCCAATACGCAGCGGAATTGGTGTTCCACGCCACGCTCTGACATTAGTTTCTCCGATAACTGCTTGCAGCACATTCTTACCGATTCCGATAACAACCTGTGGGCGAGAATTGGCTATATCTTCCTGCCACAAATGTCGGCAAGCCTCAACGGATTCGTTCGATATCTCTCGCTCCACGAGATCGGGAGAAGGCACTAGTGAGAAAAACCGAATCGTACCTTCAAGACCGGAAGGAATGCGACGTCGAAAGTAAAGACCAGACGGACTGCTAAAGTGTTTTTCTCGTCTGATATCCTCATCACGCAACTGATCGGTCAACACGTAAACAGTAGGGTTATCCGCACCGCTCGCCGGAATCACTTCACCTATTGGAACAATCCGAGACAAAGACGGTGCGGATTTTTGTGCCCGCGCGGCCATTTAGCTACCTCGTAGCAATCGATGACTCAAAATTACGCCAGTCAAGAACCCTTGTGCTTTGCAGATTCGAAGAACGCGACGCGCGTTTACCTCTAACTGCGTAGCCGTTTTCGCCGAAATGGCGTACCCTTCCGTAGCAATAAGCGCCGAAATCTCCGCCGGTTTTTTATCCAGGTTAGTCAGCAACAGCTCGCAAAAACGAACGATGGCCCCCG